CAATGTTCATAATTTACGTTCCTCATTTTTTTTCCTCAATCTCATAAAAGAAATTGTCGGTGTCTTCAGTCTTCCACTTACCTGTATCTTCTACGTTCCATTCATTTGTTTGTACCTTCCAATCAGGAATATTATCTTTCACTGTGAAAGAAGGTAAGTCCCAAATACATCTGTTGTTAGGTTGTGCTGCATAGTTCCCATCGTCAAGGGCTATGATATGTGCGCACTTATGTTCGTGCGGAATTTCCGAATGATCGGTATCTAGTATATTACCATCTGGGTGTGCCCAGTCAACTGTAAATAGGTAGCTACCGTGATGCCACTTTTTATCTTTACCAATATATTTTCCTGAAGCTGAACTTAAGATATTCCAAGAAGTAACAGTAGGAAAATAACTAAAAGAATTCCATAACTCCAGTTCATCAAGTCTACGTTTAGGAACATCCTCGATTTTAAATCCTCTTTGAATAAATGCTGATATTGGGAGACGATAAAAGACTGCACCGTTTTCCATAATGCAATGAAATAAGATTGCACGTCCTCCCATAGAGGTAATACCAAAGACAATACAGTCTTCAACTTCTCCGTGATGTTTTTTAAGATCATATAAATACTCCTTTCGTATTTGTGCGTAGGTTGCTGGAATGTTTGCGTTTAAATAAGCCATTATTTTATTTCACCCCAATTACTACCTTGTTCATAATCTACTTTGTTTGGAACTTTAAGTTCCACAGCAGATTCCATTATCTCAATAATTTGTTCTGCCCTTGCATCTGATTCAACCGATATATCTACTTCATCGTGAATTTGAATGTGTGGTATTATACCATTTTCATATAAAGCTACCATACTTTTTTTAGTCATATCAGCTGCCGATCCTTGTATTAATTTGTTTAATGCTTTGTAGGTAAATGCACGTTTTAAAGGCTCATCATACTCTTTTCTTGCCATCTCTAGTGGTAGTGGTTTAAATACACCAAATTGTACTGGTTGCCAAAGATCAAAATGACACGCTCTACCAAGTAAAGTTCTAATTTTACCACGATCATTTGCTTTACGAGATACATTTTCCATCAATTGTTTTACAAATGGAGCTTTAGTGTGATATTGTTTAATTAGTTTCTCTGCAGAATCTTTCATTAAACCTAGTTCAGCCATCAATTTATTTTTACCCATACCATACATTAAACCTAAATTAATTGTCTTGGCTTGCTTACGTTCAATACCTGCCATATCTGCAACAACTTGGTGAAAGTCTGCATCCCCTTGATTGTATGCTTCTACAATCTCATCAACACCATCTAAATTTTGTAATTTTGCATAGTGAACTAAAATTCTAGGTTCTTGTTGTGAGTAATCAAATGATCCCCAAACAGTTTTTTCTTCTGGAATAAATATAGATCTAATCATTGGTCCTAACTCTGGGTGTCTAGCTGGAATTTGTTGTAGGTTTGGATTGCTCATACTAAATCTACCAGTAACTGTACCACCTTGGTCAGATCTTATTTGATTTATGTCTGCGTGTATCCTACCATTAACTGAATGTTTAGTTATTGAATCTATAAATGTAGTGTGTGCTTTGTTTATCTCTCTTGCATCTGCAATTAATTTTGGTAATTCGTGTGGGTGATTTTGTAAAAAGTTTTTTGTAAAACTTGGTTCTTTACTTTTTTCTGTTCTATCATACGGAAGTTTTAGTTTATCAAATGCTTTTGCAATAGATCTAGCTGCGTGTATTTCTACAGCAACTCCAGTTAAACTTTTAATTCTACTGACAATTTTAGATTCACGTTGCATAAGATTTTTCTTAATCTTAGCTGCTTTTTCTAGATCAACTCTTACACCTTTAAATCTCATATCTACAAGACAAGGAAATAATTTAGTTTCTAAATTAAATACATCCCAAAGTTCTTCTTTATATAATTCTGTTTCTAATCTTTGCCAAAGTTTAAGTGTAGATTCTGCATCTCGTTCTGCATATTGTCCTACAAATAATGCAGGTAGTCTCCACATATCTTTCTTAGGATTTAAACCATATTCTTTTGCAGCTGCATTTAAAATACTTTCGTCTTTACCAATACCAACATATTGTTTTGCTAAAGGATTTAATGCATAAGATAATCTATTTTCATCAATCAATGATGCTGCTATCATAGTGTCAACGATTTTACCTTTGACTATTACTCCTGCTGATCTTAACCAACAAATATCATACATTGCATTGTGAAATATAAAGGTAGTATCTACTTGACTACAAATATCTTTAATCCAATTTAACACTAGATTTTTGTCCATATTACCACCTGATTCGTGATGTATCGGAAAATAGCCTGACCACCCCTCTACGGCCACCGCAACGCCAGCAATGTGGCCTCTACCGGTTACATTACCTGACCCTAAAGTAGTTAAATGTGGATCATTAGTCTCTAAATCTATAGCTATTTCTTTTGCACCTTTTAAATCTTTTAGTTCTTCTGGCATTACCCACTCTGTTTCAGGGGTAAATAATGGTATTTGGGTACTTCTCATTCGTAATCCCTTTCGATTATCATATCAATATAGTGCTTAGCTTTAAGAAGGTCTTCTTTCCCACCCTTATTTTTCGCTCTCACTATGTATTTTATAGCGTTGCCTTCTGCAAAAAGCAACTTGTTTTTGTTTATAAACTCTGCCGGTTGAATGACAAAATCCCGGTAGTGTCGTCCTCCAATTTGTTTTTTTAATGACTTCATAATATATAAGCCCTATCAAAGTTCTTTGGATCTAAAACGTGCAATTCACGCTTCGCTCTCGTCGCTCCAGTGTAAAATAGTCTATGTAATTCATCTGGATCATTACTAAATGTTTCAAGAGCTGCGTTGGTTAAATCTTGCATCAATAAAACTTTGTCAGCTTCTCCTCCTTTCGCTCCGTGTATAGTTGACATTTTTATACGAGGATTTTTATTTAGTGTTTCTCCATTCGCCCTCATATTACGAATGTAATTTTCTGTAATAGTATCTAGTCCTTCAAAAGATTCGAACCATACTTTATCTGTTATTAGTCCGTGTTTTTCTTGGCATTCTTTTAATGTATATTTATCATCAGAGTGTAATGTTTTACCTTTTCTAAATCCTTCTAATACATTTGACCCAACATATTCATAAATGTTTTTAATTTCTAAATGATTTAACATCTCTCCTTTTCTCCAAGATTCCCAATTGTTTAGTGCTAACAATAATTTAAGAGGTATAGAGTTTCGTCCTTTGTATTGATAATACCAACCTTGAAGTTCACATAGATCTTTTACATCATCTAAAAAATAATTAGCCGAAGATAGAACCAACCAATTACCTTTAGACATATCTACTTGTGTAATGTCAGAATATCTTTTTAAGATCCCTTCATCATCTCTAGGTTTATATTGTTTATCAAATCTATTCTGAACTTTACTTATTATATGTTGTGATAGTTCGTGTATAGGTCCACCTGGTATACGATAGGATTGTTCTAATGTTTTGATATCATCTACTTCTTCTTTAAGCGCTATGAAGTGATCTACATCTGCGCCAGCCCATTTAAAGATAGCTTGATCATCATCTCCTGCGATGTAAGTTTTGTTGGCATTTGCCCAAAGTTTTCTAACCATATCCCATTGTATTAAAGATAAATCTTGTGCCTCATCTATAAATAATACTTCAAACTTAGGGTTAATATCTTTAGCTATAAAATCTTCAAGTAAATCATTGAAGTCTTTCAAACCTTTTTCTTTTTTAAATCTTTGTAATTCTTCTTTTAATAAAAATAATGTACTTCTTTCTATGTCTAATATATTTTTTCTTGAATCATAGTATTCTAATAGATCTATTCTCTTTACAGCTGCAGTATTTATAATTGTAAGGTATTCATTATCTGAATTAAATGTACCATCGTCTGCAGAATAAGAAGCTGTTTTAATTGGAATGCCACATTTTTGACCAAATTCTTTATAGTCTTCTGACTTCATCATTTTTTCTTTTGTCATTCCCAATTGTCTGAATGCATAAGAATGCAAAGTTCTAAAATTATCTAGATCATTATCTATGTCTAATGCAAATTTTTCAGCAGCTCTTGTTGCAGCTTCAGTAGCTGCTTTTCTAGTAAAAGAAAAGTATCCTATTTGTTTAGGTCTAATCCCCTTTTGTATAAATTCGTCCACTAAGTTTAATAACGTTGTTGTCTTTCCCGTTCCCGGTGGTCCTAATATTATTGTTTTCATATTTTTTTATTTTTCTTTCTGCCATTTTTAGTTTTATTGTTGTTGTTTCTAGTTCTTGTTTAAGTACTTCTATGTGTTGTCTCATTCTTAAATGCCAATTAATGCCTATGTCTTTAGAATATTTCATTAAAAATCGTCTTGTTGATATGCAACCTTTGATAAACTAGCATCAATTTTTTTCATCGTTTTAATTTTAATTAGTCTTGGTTGTTGTTTTTTTATAGTCATTCTAATTTCTTCTACAAATATATTTTCTAGTCTTTTAATTAAATTTCCTGTTTTAATTTTATCCATATCCCAATGGTTTTTCTTACAAAAATTATAAAAGTCTTCCATTCTAAAATATGTAAACTCTCTTTTCTCATCAGTAAAAGGTAGCTTATTAAATATATCATCAAGTGTTCTAGCTGCTTGTCTATTGGTAGTCCAATCTTGTAGCAATCCTGTAATTTCATTAATAGGATCTAAAGATTCTAATGGTTCTATTTCTTGTATGTTAGTCATCATTGGTTTTAAAAAATGTTGTTTCCAATCTTTTGGTTTAGGTACAGGGATAATAGAGTTTGCTTGATCTAAACACGCTAGTGCAAACATTCCTGGGTTGTAAAGTTGTTCTGATTTTAATTCTATTCTTTTGTCTCCTACATTTAAAAACCATTGTGGTGGGTTGGATGTGTACTTTGTTAAGTTTGCTAACATAGGCATTTCTTCTTCACCAAATCCTACACCAAATTTTTTTGTTCTACATAAACCTGATTGACAAACATCTCTTATTGGAACATCTTTACATTTGTATTTGTCATAACCTTTTTTATTTATTTGTTTAATTACTGTGTTTTGTATTTCTGATGATGAAAGAGGTGGGTTCATATATTTAGTGTTAGCTTCATCAACTAATTTTTCCCAATTGTCTGGGTCACATTTTTTATAGTAAACTGCAATACTAAATAAAGCATTGTTTCTACCCCCCTCACCAAAACCAATAGACGCTAATTTATTTAGGCAAGGAGGACCAGCTGGAAAAGCTTCTTCTATTTTCTTTTCTTCAACTTTAATTTTTTCAATTTCTTCTTTGCTTTTGTTGTAAACATCATAGAGCTGATAAAATTCCTCAAGTGTACAACTGGAGCCATTATCGTTGATAGCATATCGCAATCCTTTCATATCATTGTAGTAGGGTAGATTTAAGAAATTACCTGTATCCCCACGTTCTACAAGTATTTCTGTTTGTTTAGGGAAGATCTCGCAACCTTCGTATCCTAAAACTTTTGCAAATTTTTTAAGTGTGTTCTGCATAAGAGATGCAGATATAAATTCTTTTGTAAATAAAAAGACGTGTGCTCCACCTGATTTAGAACGGCAAACAATTAAGGGGAGGTTAAGAGTTCGTATGCTTTGAATGAGCTTGCTATGATCAAAATTATATTCATCGATATCAATACAACCCCACCTGCAATCATTATTCTCCGTAATAGGGATAATTCCGAGGGCTGCTCCTTTTCCTTCGAGATGGTTTTTCCAGAGTTCATCTGTGACGGGTTTACGAACAATAAAAGCTTTGCCTTTTTGTTTTCCGTTTTCGCCACGTTCTCCGGGTTGATATTGTCCATATGCTATTGTTAGTCCACTAAATATATTTTTAAATTTTTCTTCCTGCATTATCATTTCTAATTTTTTTTGTAAAGGGGGATCTCACAATCCCCCTTCATTTGACTAGTAGGGAGTTGAATCCACTACTTTCTCTTCCACATCTGCTTTTGTTTGCACATTACCTTTAGAAGCACTAGAATTAAATTCTTTAGACTGTAAGTATAAAGATTTATCCTCTTGCCCTAATATTCTGTCTTGTGTAACAACCCATCCATACCAAGAACCTTTGTCGTTCTTTTGTAGTGTAGATGATAAATTGTACACAACCCCGTGCATTGGTGGTATTACAAAACCACCTTTTCCATCAGCAATTTGTATGGTTTTCATCATTGAATTCCATTTTTTGCTAACGTTTAATTGAGTTGACTTCATAGTAATCAAAGCAGGAGTATAACCACCTGTCTTTGTCTCAATCATTACATAATAAGAAGCTGTTTCTTCTAAGTAGTTACCATTTGGTAATCTAATTTTAGAACCATCTCTCTTACCTGTTGTGATTATCGGACTGTTCGGTAGATGTACAGCCACAGGAGCACCTGGGCCATCACCTCTATCCGACCATTCTGGATAATCTTTCTTATAGTAACAAGGAATAACCTTGATACCTTTTTTACCATCGAACATTTCGCTGGTAACAGTATTATAGATCATACCAGGTTTGGCACCTTCTATATACTTTGCATCACCATCAGTTACCTGCGGTGATAGCTGTCCTAAGATTCTGACAAAAGGTAACGCCATATCTTCTTGCGTCATATTTTCAAAACCTTTGGATACGTCATCACCAAACAGTGCTAGTGATGTGTCTTGTTTAGCTTTTATTTCATTAGCCATTATACATCCTCCATTATTTTTTCCGGCTTATTTTAGTTTTGTCTTTAATCCAAGTATTAAAGACTTCAGAGGGCATATCGAGACCGGCCTCGACACGCTCTCTAAATAGGGCAGTAAGTGTAGCCCAAGCCACATCAGATTTCTGTTGTGGTTCAAACCCATTTTCTGCCGCAAGGTTAAGCAATTGCTCCGCCTTGTCATCTTCTCCACGACCGAAAGTTACAAAGATATTGTTTTTAATAATATCCTCCAACTTATTGTCCCGAAGCCATTGATAGGCTGCAGCTCTTTTCGTTTCATCTTTTGGAAGAGTGCACCTAAATTCTTTTTTAACTGATACCGCAGATCCATCACCTAACTTTATTTCAGTTAAGTTCTGCTCTGCTAATAGTTCTGGTATAACCCTAGAACTAATATCATCAGCTTCTTGTTTTTTTGATTTTAGCCTGTCTTCTAGTTCTGCAATTTCGTCTTCTTTTTGTTTTAACTTTTGACATTCTGCAGCTATAGTAGTTACTTCAACTGAATCTAAAAGATCTTTTGAATCTTTTAACATTTCTTCTCTTACATCAAAGCTACCACTTCCTGTAAAAGTCTTTACTTTTACTTTTTGTTTTACGCTCATTATTATCCTTTCTGATAGAGATCGAAATTTATTGGATAGTATTTAGCTTCTCTTCGATCCCATTTGAGAAGGTTAAATTTACCGTTTGTTTTATCACAAACGATTGCACAAGAAATACCAATAATAGCTGGATCTCCTGTTAACAATACATAATCTTGTTCTCTAAAGTCTCTTAAGTTTTTTTGCATTTTAAAAACAAAAGGACTTGATGAAAATATTATTTGAGAATCTGGACCATAATTAGGCAAACATATTACAAGGTATCCAAAATCAGATGCACCTAAAATATTTATATTTGCAGGTGGATGTTGTAATACATAAACAAATTTTTCATTAGGATTATTTTTATAAAAGTCTAAAAATTCTCTTAATGAGTTTGGTTTATATAATTCAAAAATTTTATTCTTCATTCTATTATTCTAGTTGACAAAGATATAAAGATTATTATATGAATGTCAATAGAAAGAATAAAATAATTATGGAATATAAATTTAAAACAAAACCCTATAAGCATCAATTATCTGCTTTAGAAAAATCTTGGGATAAACAAGAGTTTGCTTATTTTATGGAAATGGGTACAGGTAAATCTAAAGTATTAGTTGATAATATGGCTATACTTTATGACAAAGGTAAAATAAATGGGGCGCTTATTATAGCACCAAAAGGTGTTTACAACAATTGGTATACTCAAGAAATACCAAATCATTTAGCTAGTCATATACAACCTAAGATGGTATTATGGACAGCTTC